ATTAACTCACTATCACAATTAAAAGGTAAAACATTTGATAACAGTGACGGAATTAATGGAGTTGGAAAGATAGACCTACAATCAGCAAGAGTAGGAGAATCAATCGAAAATGTTAAAGGTGAAACTATTGAGTATTCAGATGACCTAGTTAATTTTTGGGGTATCGGATATAAGAAGCACGAATATCTTAAGATGGAAAAATTCTATCAAGATATGAGACTAACACATGAAATACATACACCAATTCACGTAGACTTGTTGCAACAACTAGCTTACATGTCTGTTGAAAGAGACAGAATGAGACAAGCAGGAGATTGGGCAAACTACACTAAAATAAGTAAGACAATCGAAGATATGACGAAATCAGCAGGTTTCAGACCTGTAGATAGACAAGGTATTGACGATGCAACAGGTATTCGTTCTTTCTCTCAGATTTGGGAAGAAGTAGAGAAAAAAGGATTCCGCAAACCACCGCAACTAGTATTCAAAGAAGACCAAGTTGATGCAATTATAGTATCACTAGCAAATTATTATAACAGATTAGTCGGTAAACAAATTCTAGCAGAACTACCAGATGATGTCAAGGATGAGATGGATGATTTCTATGAACTAGATATCGAACCTGTAGACTTGAATGATGAAGAGTATGAGAACTTAGACTTTAGTTTAGATGACGATTTAGAAATAGATGATGACGATGAGTAATGCTAAATGGAAAAATTGGTCAGAACTAGAGAATATAAAAGGCACTAATCAACAAAAGAATATGAGAGAGGTACTTCCAGAATATGCTGACATGTTAGCGTATTACCAAATGTACCCAGATAGATTTATAGACTACATCTTAGATGAAGATAGTAAATTCGAACTATATCCATTTCAACGTGTTTTCTTACGTATAATGGCAAGATATAAAAAGGTTTATATCACTGCTACACGTGGTACTTCTAAATCGTTCCTAAATATCCTATCAATGTACTTAAAATGTATATTTTTCCCAAATATAAAACTATCATTAGTTGCTCCACAGAAAGACCAAGCATCTCAAATTGCACAAGCCAACATCGAAGCTATTTGGAACTTTATGCCCCTTCTACAAAAAGAAGTGCAGAAACATCAGTTCGCAAAAGACTTCACTCGTTTGACGTTCCACAACAACAGCATACTTGATATCGTTGTTGCATCGCAAGGTTCACGTGGACTTAGACGACATGGTTTATCATTTGAAGAAATATGTCAGATGGAAAAGCACAGAGAAATTATTGGTGAGGTACTACTACCACTACTTGCAAACAATCGTAAAGGTGCAGATGGTAAAGTATCTAAGCACGAAATACATAAACAATTAATGTACGTTACAACAGCTTCTTCACGACAATCATATGCGTGGGAACAATTATATTCAGTCATGATTGACATGGCTAAAGGAAAATCAGCATTCGTTATAGGAAATGATTTTACTCTACCTGTAATGTTTGAGCAATTGGATAGAGATTATATAGAAGAAGTTAGAAATGACCCTTCAATGTCTCCATTACAATTTGCACGTGAGTATATGAGTATTTGGACAGGTTCAAGTGAGAATAGCCTAGTTCAATTAAAAGACTTAGAAAAATGTAGAGTGTTACCTAAAGCTGAATTTACAGCTATAAAAGGCGACCACAAATATATAATATCTGTCGATGTAGCACGTTCTGAAAGAAAGAAAACAGCTACAACAGCTATTGCAGTATTTAAACTTATTCCTAGAGGTAACGGAACATACTTTAAACAATTAGTAAATGTCCATACCTACAAAGGAAACATGCACTTTGAAGACCAAAGTATTTATGTAAAAGAATTAGTAGATAAATTTAAAGCTTCAATGGTAGTAATTGACGGAAACGGTCTTGGTCGTGGTCTATTAGACTACCTTGTAAAAGAAGACAGATATCCTTCTTATTCTATCGTTAATGACGATACTTATGATAAATATAAATTGCCAAACTCTCTACCACTTATCTTTAATGTTATGTCTAATACTAAAGAGACTAAAGCTTCTAATATTCATAATAATTTCATGACAGTAATTGCTAACCACGATTTGAAACTTCTTATCTCAGATTCAATTCTAAAAGATAAGCATAAAAATAAAGACCAAGAAAAATTGGCAGAGGTTTTAGCACCACATATCGAAACAGGTTATTTTGTGGATGAAGTTATGAATCTTATATATGAAGCAAGAGGTAACAATACTGTTGTTAAACGAGTTTCTGGAAGCATGGAAAAAGATAGATATTCGGCTATCTCATATGGTTTGTATTACATCTACTTAGAAGAAAAGAAAAAACAAGAGAGAAAACGAGAAGTTCTTGACCCAACAGATTTCTTTGCAGTTAAAAAGGCTAGACATAAAGCATTTTATTAAATAGGAGGTGAAAGATTTGACAGAACAGGATAAAAGTGTAGAACAAAACCTTGAAAGAAATAAGGCGTTAAACTTTAGCGGTGCGGATTTTTCAAGAATAATTTTAAGTGATTTAAAAAGCACAACAGGCGGTAGAGCTTTTCTTAAGAAATACAAACAAAGTGAAATTCGAGAAATTATCGAAGGTTACAAGCTAGAAAGAAATCAAGATAAGCTTCGTGAGATTTCTCAAATACTATGGGCAAAAAGTCCACAGTATCAAAGATTGATAGAGCATTATGCTGACATGGCAATATTTGCTCACGTTATAGTTCCATCTAAAGATATTAAAAGCCTTAATAAAACTAAGGTCTTAAAACAATATACGGAAGTTGGAGAATTACTAAAACAGATGAACATTCGTCATGAAATGTCGAAGGTTTTAGCAACAGCTTTTAAAGAAGATATATTCTACGGATATATTCATAGTGATGCCAAATCTTTCCACATCGAACAATTTGATGCTTCGATTTGTAAAGCTACTGCTGTTGAAAGTGGAGTTTTAAATTTCAGTGTTAATATGACTGTTTTTCTAAAGAATGAAAAACTATTAAATGGTATGCCGACAGAAGTTCAAGTTAAGTTTAGACAATGGAAAATATTGTTTAATGCTAATAAGAACAAACTTAGTCCTTGGGTAGAGTTGGATGCTGAAAATACTATATGTATTAAAGTCAATGAGAATATTAGAGAAATTTTCCCTCCATTCGCAGGTTCGTTTGACGCTATTTTCGATATCGAAGGATTCAAACAACTAAGAAAAGATAAAGAAGAACTAGGTAACTATATGATACTTACTCAAAAACTTCCTATCAGAGAAAATTCAGATAGTAACAACGACTTCCTAATTGACAAAGAGATGTTCCAATACTTCCATAATATGGTAAGTGGAATTGTTCCAGACAATGTAGGAGTAGTAACTTCTCCAATGGAGATTGAGAATATTAAGTTTGACCAAGATAGAGCAGATAGAGATGGAGTTGCTAAAGCGGAACGAGATTTTTGGTCTGGTAACGGTACTTCGCAACTACTATTTAACTCTGATAGCTCTACTTCACAAGGCTTACTAATGTCAATCAAGACGGATGAAGAAATCGTTTTCAAAGTGTTGACGCAAATTGAAACATGGTTGAATAGATATTTAAACTTTAAGTTTAAAGACTTATGGTTTAATGCTAGTATTCTACCTGTTACAGTAATCAACAGAGCAGAGATGGTTAAAATGTATTTAGAGAACGCTCAGTACGGTCTTCCTGTAAAGAACCATCTTAGTGCCACTTTAGGATTTGAACCAATTGAGACTATGAATATGGCTTATTTGGAGAATGATTTATTGAAGATGCACGAAGAGTTTATTCCATTACAATCATCTCACACAATGGGTGAAGATGGCGTACTTCAAAAAGGTAGTGATGGAAGACCTAAGAAAGATGCTTCCAAGATTTCAGATGAAACAGCTAGAAGTCAAGATAAACCAAATGCGTAAAAGATTTAGCTTGAAAGGAGGTGAGAAGAAGGGTGAGTAAAAAAATATTAGACTTCACAGGAACTAAAATTAGTGATGTGAAACAAATAAACCCTCTTTTCTCAACCTGTAAAGTGCGTGTCTTGTATACAGGGAGAAATAGAAATATGTCTATTATCTCTAGAGATGCGGTTGATAGAGCTTTACCATCAATCATAGGTGTTCCTATCGTTGGAGAGTTTGCTATGGATAACAAAGATTTTAAAGGACATGGTGGAGCAATTGACTTAGACTCTTATGACTTCGTACATACCACAAAACCTTATGGCTTTGTACCAGAATCAGCGACTTTCTCATGGGAGGAAGTTAAAACTAGAGATGGTAGTATTCGTGAATATTTAGTGGTAGATGGCTGTCGTTTATGGACA